TATTTTACATTGGATCTTCAGCAGATAAAATTGTTGTAAATCCTACAATCGGTACTGTTGATTATGCACAAGGTATTATTAATATTAAGAATCTTTTAATATCCTCTGTTGCTGGTGTTGATTTTGAACTATCAATTAAACCATCTTCAAATGATGTCGTTTCTGCTTATACACAAATTGCGCAGATCGCCCCAGAGCATTTAACTGTTACTGCTATTCCAGATCAGACAGCTAATGGTGATCTCCGTGCAGGTAAGAATTACGTATTTACAACTAGTCGTGCATAATGATTAATAAGCCAAAATTATCATCGCTGGTTTCAAAGCAACTCCCTGAGTTTATCAGGGAGGATTACCCAACATTTGTTGCTTTCTTAGAAGCATACTATGAGTGGCTTGGAACACAGGATGCTGATCTTTATACATTAAGAGATATTGATAAAACTTTAGAAAATTTTATTCAATATTTCAGAGCAGAACTTGCATTTAATTTACCAAATATTGATGTTAATGAGAAGTTTTTATTAACCAATATAAAGGACAAATATCTCGCAAAAGGTTCTGAGGCATCTTTTAAGTTACTGTTTAGACTTCTGTTTAATAAAGAAGTTACAGTTGACTATCCTGGAAAGAAAATATTAAGAGCATCTGATGGTCGTTGGAATCAGGATGTTTCTATTTTTGTTAGAGTTAATGCTGGTAATCCCAACTCGATCGTAGGTAAAATAGTTGATGTTGTAACACCAGTTAAAATTATTCGCATTCTTATTGATCGTCGTCAAGATGTTGAAGTAGAAATCGATAGATTTGTTCAAATTTCTCCAGACACTTATGAATTTTACATTGATCGTCGTTTCTTCGGTGAAGTCAATGTAGGCGATCGTATTCGCTATGAAGGTATTTTTGATGGTACAATCGTATCAACAACTTCAAAAATTGATGTATTGCAACGTGGTAAAAACTTTAAAGTTGGTGAACTCTACGAAATACGAAATGGTGATGGTGCTGGCTCTATTCTAAAAGTAAAGAGTGTTGACAGTGTAGGTGGTATTTCAGCAGCTGAATTTGTTAAGTATGGTATTGGCTATGAGACAGACTTTACTGCAACTCTTATTTCTAAAACAGGGCAGACAACAACTGGTTTAGGCACTACTGCTGTAAGTGTTTCTACTGTATCAAATGCAGTAACTTCCATACAGTTATCAAATGGTGGCTCAGGATATTCAGCCACTCCTACAGTTGCTTTAAGTGGCGGTGGATTTACAACGGCAGCTACTATTGGAAGTGTGACTGTAGTTGGTGGTGTAATTACAGAAATTAAATTAGCCACGAATGGTAGTGGTTATGTAACTACACCAAATGTTATTATCGTTGACGCTACTGGAATTAATGCTTCTGCTACTGCAACAGTCGGTGAAGTTAATAACTATCAAATATTTGAAACTACTTCTGGATTTAGAGAACAAGGTTATGTAAACAAGGCTGACTATACTCAAGACATACCAACTGTTTGGGAAGCAGATAAACTGTTTACACTTGGAACTCAGTTATACTATCAAGACAGATTATATCAGGTTACAACTGCAGGTACAACATCAAATGTTCCACCAACACATAAGATCACATCAACTGTAAATGCTGGATCGTTTGTAAATGGTACTGCTTATGTTATCACTTCCATAGGGAATACTGATTTTACTTTAATCGGTGCAGCTGAAAATGCTATTGGAGTTAAATTTACAGCTACTGGTGCTGGCGCAGGAACAGGAACTGCTGGTCTTCCAGTTTCAGCTAGTAACGGAACTGCAACATTAGAATATGTTCGTGTACATGGTCCAGCATGGGATGGCACTTATGCTGGTGAAGTTATTCGTCAATTCTACTATGAGTCGGTAGACGTAGTTGTAGATCCTTTAGATCCAGCAATTATTAAAGTTTCTCTTGGACCACTAACAAAGTATCCAGGATACTACGCAACAAATGATGGATTCTTGGATGACGATATTTACATTCAAGATAGTAGATACTATCAAGTATACTCATATTTAATTAAGATTGACGAAAGATTAGAATCATACAAGTCAGCAGTAAAAACACTGGTGCACCCAGCTGGTTTAGCGTTGTTCGGTGAATATGATATTAGGAACGAGTTCCACTTAGATCTACACCTAACTTCTCTATTACAGATCTTGGTTCTTGCTTTCCAAGATGAGGTATTTGTTACTGATAGTACTTTAATTCAATTTGTTATATCAAAACTACTAGAAACACCATTTACAACCTCAGATCAATTAACATATTCACTAAACAAACCACTGGCGCATAGTTTTTCATTATCAGACGATGCGGTTTTAAGAGACTTCTCAAAACTTTTAAGTTCTTCCACAACAGGGTTTTCTGAAACTCTCACACGAGATGTAGGAAAATCTCTTGCACATTCTGCTATTCCAACAGAAGAAATTACTGCTAAAGATTTTTCAAAGGCATTATCAACTAGTTTTACACAATCTGATAGCACCGTATTAACAACAGATAAATATATCAGTGAATCTACTTCAGTAGTTGGCAGTGGTGGAAATATTTGGCACCAACCATATGATAACCCATTTCCAGAATCTAATGCGTATTTTGCAAACGATGCTGGTAACTACACAATAGGCGAAACAGCCTTTACAGGATAATCAACAGGAGAATTCTATGAATCTACAAGAAACAATGAAAATTACAGGTAAATTAAATATTGTCGTTCGTGACGAAATCGGCAATGTGAAACAAACATTAGATGTACCTAACTTAGTCGTTACAACTGGTAAGAACTATATCGCATCTCGTATGGTCGGTACTTCTTCTACAGTTATGAACGGTATGGCGATTGGTACTGGTACAGGAACTCCAGCAGTGGGTGATAGTGCTCTTGGCACTGAAGGTGGTCGTGTTGCACTATCAACATTTACTGCAAGTTCAAATGCTGTTACTGCGACTGCTACTTTCCCAGCAGGTACAGCGACTGGTGCTATCACTGAAGCAGGTATTTTTAACAACTCATCTACTGGCGGTACTATGCTTTGTCGTACTACTTTCCCAGTTGTTAATAAAGCAGCTGGCGATTCTATCGCTATCACTTGGGTAATCACAGTAAGCTAAAACTAAATGACTATCGCACCTTCTTCCCTTCTAAAATCATACATGCACAATTCGATTGCGGAGGGGATATACCACGAAATTACAAATAGAACTGCTAGGTACTATTATTTCCTTGGAAAAACTTTAGTCTGGAACAACGAAGATACTCCTCCATTTCCTATTGATAGTTTCAATTATGAAATGCAAACAAGAACTGAGATGATTACCTTCAAGGAAATCAAACCAACTGATGTTGCGTTTGTGATTCCAAGACATAGTTGGCAACTGAATACTGTATATGATATGTATGACGATCAATACAGTAAAGAAGTTCAAGGATATAATTTAATCTCTGGTGGTATTGGATATAGTACTGCTCCATACGTTTGGGTTGGATCAGCTGGATCAGTCACATGGACTGCTAACACAGTAATATTGCAAGGTGCGTTTATCAGAGTAACGAATGGTAATGGAGGATTTCGTTACTATGTTGCAGCGACTGGTGGAACAACTGGAACTACAGCCCCAACTCATACTGAGGGTAGTGTTACAAATGGTTCAGTTTTGTTTACTCATGTAGTTGTTACTGATGGTAATGGTTCAGGTGCTTCTGCGCAAGCAGTTATTCTAGATGGTAAAGTTATAGATGTAATTTTAGTAGAAAGAGGTATTAATTATACTTCTGCACCATCAGTACATATTGCTGGTGGACAAGGTTCTGGTGGCATCGCAAGAGCGGTAGTTAACATTGCTCCATCTGGTGTTCAAAAATTAGAAGACGCACGTTTTTATGTTGTGACAGATGAGTTTAACGTATACAAATGTCTAGACAACAATAACAATGCACAGTCTTTATATAAACCTATTGGAACAGGAGTTGATCCGATCACTTTCCCAGATGGTTACATGTGGAAATTTTTGTATAATATTCCTATTGCTTTAAGAACTAAATTTTTGACAAATGACTATATGCCTGTAGTCACAGCACTAAAGAATCAATTTTATTCAAGTGGTAATCTACAAGCTATTAGAATTGATCAGGCTGGATCAGGATATACAACTGGAACGATTACTGTACAGGGTGATGGATATCTTGAACAAGATCCAATTTATATTACTGCTGGAACTATCTCAATTCTGGGAA